CTTGGTGGTACATTCTCACTTGTCTTAAAAAGACATTTTCAAGGAGTTGGTTTCTATACAGGAGATCAGTTTGATAACAGAACAGACAATATAGATACCTGGACAGACTTTGATGGAACTATTGCTAATGATGTAAACGCAAAGATGGCAGTACGAACCACAACTGATAATCCTTCAAGTTCTCCAACATATACATCTTTTAACGATTTTGCTAATGGCACATTTAAAGGTAGAGGATTTCAGTTCAGAATTACTATAGACACGGCAGACACAGCACAGAATATGAATCTTCAGCAAGCAGGATATACAGCAACAATGCCATCAAGAACTGAGCAATCTTCTGTTATAGCATCAGGAGCAGGAGCAAAAGCTGTTACATTTACAGCACCATTTTTTGTTGGAACGTCTGGACTAGGTAATCTTAATAGTTTTTTACCTTCTGTTAATATCTCTCCACAAAATATGGCATCAGGTGATTATTTTGAACTTAGCAGTATATCTGGAACTGGCTTTACAGTTCATTTTAAAAACTCAAGTAATGCTAGTATTGATAGGAACTTTACCTACAGTGCTGTTGGTTTTGGCAAAGGAGGGTAACATGGAGAAAAATAGTTACTAACTATGTCTGACGTTACAAACTATACAATTGAAAATGCTTCAGGAGCCAACGTAAGAACTGATTTAAATGCTGTCTTTGCTGCGATCCAATCAAGCAATTCAAAATCATCTGACTTAGCTTCAAGTCAATGTGTAGCTGGTATGCCTTTTCTTAATACCACTACAAATATCTATAAAATAAGAAATTCAAGCAATGGTGGTTTTACAGAAATAGGAAATATAGACCAACCTAATTTAGGTTTATTATCAAAAGCTGGTGGTACTATGACAGGTGCTTTTCTTGCTGATGACGCTGGAAATGCCTCTGCTCCTGCAATAAGTTTTGATACAGATACAGATTTAGGTTTATTTAGAAAATCTGCAAACGTAATGGGATTTTCCTCTAGTGGTACAGAGCAGATGATATTTGATGCTAATGGATTAACGCTCCAGGCACAAAATGATCTTAGGTTTGCTGATGCTGATAGTAGTCATTATGTAGGATTTCAAGCACCAGCTACAGTTTCTTCTAGTCTGACTTGGACATTACCTTCTGCTGATGCTGCTGTTTCTGGTTATGCTCTTGTATCTGATGCTTCTGGAACGCTAAGTTGGGCTGCTGCTGGAGCAGGTGCAGTTGGAGGAGGTGGTAATGAAATATTCTGGGAGAATGACCAAACTGTTACGCAAAATTACACAATTACGAATGGTAAGAACGCTGGTAGTTTTGGCCCGATAGAAATTCAAAGCGGAGCTACTGTTACTATTGGTGCAGGAGAAACATGGACTATAGTATAAAAATGTATATAATAAACTTAAATAAAAACATGGAGGATAGTAAGTAAATAATGGCTGTAACAATTAATGGAAATGGAACAGTTACAGGTCTTTCGGCATTGCCAGATTCAGCAATGTCAACAGGTTCTATTATTCAAGTTGTATCGACTGAAGTAGATGATACAAGTTCAATTACTTTGACTACTGGAGGCACTTATTACGAAATAACAGCTTTAACTACGTCTATAACTACTGCTAGTGCTAACTCAAAAATTTTAGTAAGTACTGGTATTAGTGGAGAAGCTAACCATGAAGATTATTATTTAACTTTTAGGTGTGGAAGGGTTGTTGGTGGAAGTACAAGTATTATTTTTAAAGGTGCTGATTCAGGTAGTAGGACCCCTGCTCTTACAGTGGGAAACACTTCATATTTTGACAACGATCAAAGCTCTACACCTGCTTATAATTCTTTTTCAAATTTGCTGGACTCTCCAAGTCAAGCAGCAGGGACAGCTATAACTTATAAATTTTTTGTTTCATCTTCTGCTGGTAATAATGCTACTTATTTTTTAAATAGAACTGTAACTGATAATGATTCTGCAGGTTTTGAAAGATTATTTAGTCATCTAACTCTTATGGAGGTAAAGGCATGAGTCAAATCAAACTAAAACATAGCGGTGGAAACGGAGTAATAATAGCTGCACCTAGTTCTAACCCTGCTGCTGATCGAACTATCACTTTGCCAGATTTAAGTGGCAATATAACGCTTCCAACTACAAACGGAATAACACAAGCTGATGCTTGGGTAATGAATAGCAGTTACGATACAAACGGAGTAGCAGATATAACCTCTAACTTAACAAGACATTCAGCAGGTCTTAGTGGTTTAGGTAATATTGGTTCAGCAATGACTCAATCAAGCGGTATTTTTACCTTTCCCATTACAGGAATTTATTTAGTTATGAGTCAAGCTTTGTTCAGATCGGAGGGCGGTGCTAGGTCGGCTGCTGGTGTTCAACAACTTATTTCTATTGATTCAGGTTCTAATTTTAATATTTCAACTCATAGCTGGAACAATGGTTACATAAACACTGCTTACGTAAACAGCACTGCATTTGGTATGTATGATGTTACTAATACCTCTACTTTTCAAATTAAATTTAGAACAAATGTAACAGATACAATGAGGCTTTTTGGAGAATCAGATAAAATGAACACTGGTTTTACTTTTGTTAGGTTAGGCGATACATAATGGATTACAATACAGGAAAACCTAATCACATAGAAGATTACCTTTGCACTGTCAGATTAGGGCAGTGGTTTGGCTGGACAGACTCTAACAATAAAATTTATGCAAATTTAAAAGTTCTTGACGGTGGTTCTAAACCTACTGAAAAACAATGTACAGATGGACTTGCGGCATTACAAGCTGCATGGAATTTAGAAAATAATAGTTACAAATCTCAAAGAAGGGCAGAATATCCAAGTATTGAAGAGCAGCTAGATAACATTTACCATAATGGTGTAGATGCTTGGAAAGCTACTATTAAAACTATTAAGGACAAGTATCCAAAGCCTAGTTAATTATGTCAGAACTAAAAGTCAACAGTATAAAAGGAACAGGAGCTAGTACGGCAGCTATCACGATTGATAGTTCTTCTGGTGGTTGTACTGCCAATATTACTAATAACTTAAGTAATAGAAACTTGATAATTAATGGAGCTATGCAAATAGCTCAACGTGCTACGTCAGACTCTTCAACTAATGGTTATGGAACTGTTGATAGATTTCAAGTAATACGAAGTGGTGTAGATGAAAACCCAACTCAATCACAAGAGGATGTTGCTTCTGGAACTACTCCTTATACATTAGGCTTTAGAAAAGCATTTAGAGTTACTAATGGAAATCAAACAAGTGTTGGCACAAGTGATTACATTTCAATGCGTTATCAGTTTGAGGCACAAGATATAGCTAATAGTGGTTGGAATTATTTATCAAGTTCAAGTTTTATAACTTTGTCTTTTTGGGTTAAATCGAGTGTTGCACAAAACTTTTATGGATATTTTGAAACTCAGGATGGCACACAATACGCTTATCCTTTTGAAACAGGTAGTTTAACTGCTGATACTTGGACAAAAATAACAAAAACACTTCCTGGTAATAGTAATTTAACTTTTGATAACGATGTTAATAATGGATTAAGAATATATATTACTCAATTTTGGGGAACAGATAAAACTGGAAGTATAACTTTAAATCAATGGGCTGCTTACAATACTAATCTTAGGATGCCAGATTTCGCTTCAACATGGTACTCAACAAACGATGCGACATTTGAAATTACAGGAGTTCAATTTGAAGTAGGCAGCGTAGCAACAGATTTTGAGCATAGAAAATTTGCTCAAGAATTACTTTTATGTAGAAGATATTGTGAAGTTTGGAAATCAAAAAATTCGAACAGAGATTATATAATGTCTGCAAAAGTAGAGGATGCAGATGACGCTAATACTTCATACATAACTTCAGTACAGATGAGGAGTACACCTACAATAGAAATATCTAGCTCAAGTCATATTAGTATGGAATATCGAAATGGAAATATGGCAAATCCAGTTAATTTAGCAACAAGAACTTATGGTGATGAGTATGAAAATAGACTTTTTATAAACATGGATTTAAATAGCAGTGTTTTGTCTGAAGGTGATATGGTGTTTTTAGCTTTTGCTAATTATACTACTAGTGGTACAGGTAAATTTATTCTTGATGCGGAGCTTTAAATTATGGCATATCCAACAAATCCAATATATAAATTAAAAAACGATAAACATACTGGTCAATTAGTTACCATTATGAAAGAAAGAGTAAAGTTTATTCCATTAGATGAAGCAAATAAAGATTATCAAGAGTACCTTGAGTGGGTAGCAGATGGTGGAGTTGCCGAGGCTGCTGATTAATAATGGCAATTATTCCAGGAAAAAAGAATTTTACTGTAGATAGAAGAGCAGACTTTCCTATTAAATTGACATTTAAAGATTCAACTGGATCGGCAATAAATCTAACTGGATATACTGTGGCTGCACAAGTTTATGATGAATCACGCTCCACAAAATATGCAGATTGGACAGTAGCATATACAGATAGAGCAAATGGAATTATTGATATTTCTCTATCAGATACACAAACAGCTACTTTTACCCCAAGTATTTTGTTTTATGACGTATTGTTAACAGAACCTTCGGGTAGCAAAAACTATTATTTAGAGGGTAAACTATTTATAAGTGAGGGTTACACAGCATGAGCAATCCAAATCAAGTTGTAGTTAGTCAGGTTTCTGATGTAACTACAGTTGAAATTACAACGCAAGGACCTCAGGGTCCTGCTGCTGCTGGTGTTACTTTTGATGTAACTGGGAAAGTAGATGACGCCATCTTTTACTACCATGCTGCATCTGATACATTTAAAGCAGATTCAACCACTACTAAACTTACACTCGTTGACGGAGGGAATTTCTGATGGCTAATACAATTAGAATCAAACGATCAACTGGATCGAGCAACCCTACTTCTCTTGAAAATGCCGAAATAGCTTTTAGAGAAGGTGATGAAGTATTAGTTATTGGTAAAGGAACTGGAGGAGCAGGAGGATCTGCTACGTCTATCGAAGCTATTGGTGGTAAGGGAGCATTTTTTGATAAAGCAACAACTAGAACTGCTAATACTGTTTTATCTGGTC